AGTTGCTTCGATTTGAGCAGGTCGCCCCACAACTTCCACGCGGGCGCCATCGTGCGGATCGATTGGTCAACCGGAATGATCGGCCAGCCGCGATCTGCCCACCGTTTGATGTCGCGTGCCTGGGCTGGGTGCGGGTCGACGCCGATCTTCCGCACGTCGTAGCGAGCCATGAGCGCCTCGATTTCGGCTTCTACCACGGCCATGTCGTGCCATTCGCCAGGCATCCGGCGCAGGAAACCCTGCTCCACCCACGCGCCCAGCGGGTTCTTGCAGCGCCGCTCGTCCAGTTGAATGTCCGTGCCAGCCCACCAGGAGACATTGCGGGCGCGGATCGTGCTGCCGTCCACGACCATCAGGCAGATCGTGGTAAGGTCAAGCTGCGCCCCGTAGCCGCCGCGGGAAAGATCGATGCCGATGACGGCTGGCGCGCCGGCAAGGCGGTCCCAATCGGTCTTCTGCATCTGCCGCTCGAGCACCCCGAGGTCCACGTCGGTGGTCGCAAGTTCGTGGTAGCGGCAAGCGAGCTGCGTCTCAAACTCGGCGATCTGCGCCGGGTCGCCGCTCTCGAGCATCGTCCTGGCGGCCAGCTCGAGCTGCGCCGGGTCGACGATCACGCCGAGCGACGGGTTCGCCTTGGGCCACGCCTTCGGGTCGGCGGCTTGATCGTCCTGGTCGAGCCCGTACAGCAGCGGCCACCAGCCCGGCGGATAGGGCGTGCCGTCGTTGATTGCCCGCTCGCAAGCGTCCCAGTAGCCCCAGATCGGCCTCGTCTTCTGCTCCGGGTCAGGCGTCGTGATCAGCAGCGTCTGGCTGGTCGCGAATTTCGCCAACCCGGTGAGCAGACGACCGAACGCCGACTCCATGCGAGCCACCTCGTCGGCAACCACCAGGCGCGTCGTCAGACCGTCGAGCGCCTTGTCGGTGCAGGGGAGCGAGATGTACCGATTGCCGCCGTGCTTCACCCTGCCGGGGTGCGCCGGGGTGCTGCCGCCCGTCGCTTTCCATTCCTTCGCGTCGAGCGTCTGACTCATCGTCTGCATCCGCTCGAAGGTCTTCTGCGCGAGGCGACCGTCCGGGGCGACCGACGCAAACTCAAGGCGCGTTTCCGGATCGCGCATCGCGGCCATGATCATTGACGCCGCAAACTCGGTCTTCCCTGCGCCGCGTGACACAACCAGCAGCAGCGCCTTCGTGGCAGGGGTATCCGTCTTGGTGCCGTTCACCACCCGCCGCCTGGCGAGAAGGATCATGGCAACCAGGCATTGCCAGGGCAACCAGACCAGCGGCTCCCCTGCCCCAGCCTCCGCGCCCTGCCCGCACTTCAGGGCGAAGTCCCTGGCGCTGTCGGCCAGCTGCTCGTCCCACCACACGGACGCCGCCGCCGGATCGAGGCGCTCGGCCAAGTAGCGGCGGCACGAATCGCGTACCCGGGCGTTCGCAACGACCGTCCCATCGACCACGCCACGGGCATAGGCGTCTGCTTGCTCGGCGCATAAAGGCGGTGCTGGCCGATGCTTGCGACGCGTGTCGGTTTTCGAGTTCCCAATAGCGCGGTGCCCTGCGGGGGCGCCTCCCCTCGGCCCCGATGGGGGGGGATCACCGCTGGTTTGCTTCGGACGCGGTCTTCGCGGCATGGCAGTCCTTGCACAGGCTTTGGAGGTTGGACGCGTCGTTGGTTCCACCACGGTGCAGCGGCACGATGTGATCGCACTCCAAGCCGACGATGCTGCCACACTTGCGACATTGAATCTCTATTGCCTTGTGCTGCTTGGCCTTGCGTGACCATGAACCACCACGCGACCGCATGGTGTTGACCATGCTCATGGCCTTGCCTAGCCCACCCTCGTAACGGAAGCGCCTCACTTCATTGCCTCCCGTAGGGCAGCAGTCAGCCGGTCGTCGTCGTCGTAGCGCCAGCACACCAGCCATGGCCCATGATCCATCCGGCACATGACCATTGGCACCAAGCCATCCTCGGCGTCGCGAACGGCTTGCGCCATGTAACGCATCACGGTCGAGCTCTTCGCGCAGATGCGTGGGATCTCCACCTGGTCGAGCATGAGCGCGAGGTTCTCGATGGAGCAGCAGTACAGCTCCCCGCCGAGGATCAGCGGGTGCTCTTGCACCGCGCACGACCATCGCTTCAGCAGTGAACCAACACGCTTCACCTCGACATGGACGCCAACGCCCCCGTCGCATGGCTCGATGTCGGCTTTGGCTTTGCCCCACCGCTGTGCCGTCCTGCGCCACGGCTTGCCCAGGACGGCCCCGAGAGCCGCCGCAGCCTCCGCTTCGCCTACAGCGCCTTTCCGGCGGCTTCGGGCGCCCGTGGAACGACCACGGGCACCCGCGCCGACGCCACTCGGATCGGTCATGATGCATCCTCCACGACGGTATGGATGCCGTGTTGCACAACGACTCCAGGCTGATCACCCTCAAGTCCACGACGGTCGAAACATCCGCCGAGATGCATGATTTCCCGCTCTAGGAACCGCTCGCGCTCACGCCACTTCCTGTCCTGGTCGCGCAGTTCTTCGTGCTGGGATACAACCATGCCAATCAGCTCCTCGACCACGTCAACCGGGATTGAGCCAATCGAGATGCTGCGTTGGGCGCGCTTCAGCGCCCTGCCCCACGGTTCACGGATGTTCTTCGGTATCTCGATCATGCTGCCACCCTCCCAAGTCCAAGGCGAAAGGCGAGCACCGAGACACGGTCTCGCACGTCGGGTCCAATCGACTGAAGCTCCAGCGCCAACTGGTCGTACGGCGGGACGCCGATCTGCCCCCACCGCTCGCCCAGGCGTCGCCACCACCTGGCGTGGTCGGTGACACGGATGCCGAGGTCGGCGAGCTTGCGCAACGTCACGCGGCGTTGCGCCTCGCACAGCGTGTCCGTATCACGCGGGCACCAGCGACGGATCTTGGTTACGTCTTCCGGATCGATCCCATCCCAGGGTGAAACCACCCCCCCTTTCGCGGCGTCAGCCGCTGGTGGTTCTTTGGTGGTTCTTTGGTGTATAGGATCCCTCCGGTTTAAAACCGGAGGTGCTCCGGTCGTAGACCGGAGGTGCTCCGGTTTAAAGCCGGAGGTACCTCCGGTCCTAGACCGGAGGTCAAGCCGGTACGTGAGCGCCTTGCCGCTGCCGTAAGTCTCGATGATGCCCTTGCTCCGCAGGGAGCAAATAGTGGCACTTACGGTGTCGAGGTGAAGCCCCGTCTTCATGGCGATATGCGCCTGGCTGGGATGGATCCGCTCGCCGTAATCGGCCAGGGCAATTGCAACGAGCTTCTCGGTGGGCGTCAGCGAGCCGCCCAGGGCGAAGATCTCACCCGGGTGATGCTTGGCCATCAGTCCACCTCCATGTCGATGCAGTCCTCCACCAGGACGCCGTCCTTGTGAGGCACAAGCTTCAGGAGCAGCAGCCGCCCGGCGAGCTCGGGGATCGGCTTAAAGCTGGTGAACCACTCCGTCGCCTCGCCCGCCTCAATGCCGATGCGCCAGTACTTCGTCCCGGCCTTGCTCACCTTGCACTCGACCTCCGCACAAACTCCGCGAACTTCGCGTAGCGCCCCGGGTTCGCCTTTGGAGGCCTTCGGTGCGCTCGGACGGGTCGGAAGGCGTCGAACGCCCTCCGTGCCGTCCTGCGGCGTCGTAGCGGCTTCCTCGGGCATCTCCTCATGGAGGCTCGACGCGGTGCCGAGCAGCGCGAACGCCCAGCCCATCACGCCCTTGAGGGCGCGACCAGTTGCGCGGGTTTGTGCCATCATCTGTCGCGCAAACTGCGGGCGCGTGTTCCACGGCTTCTCGTCATCGAACACGCAGCCGACGCCGCGGCCCAGCACGACGCCGCGCTGGTCGACCACGGTCGACGTGGCCTCCCAGTAGCCGGTCATCCCATCCGTCGCCGGGACGTGGCGGAGCTGTTCCGTCGTCGTGGTTAGCCCCATGCCCGAGGCAATCGCTTGCGCCCCGGCGACGGTGAGATACTCGCGACCCTGGACCCGGATCACGTAGTTTTGCTTGACGATGGTCCCGAGGGCGCGAACGAGCTGCTCGTTCTGCTTGACCCGGTCCTGCGGTGCGAGGAGGTCGCTCACGCTGCACCTCCGTCCCGGCGAGTCTCCAGGCGGGGATTGGCCGCGAGACCCTCCTCGATGAACAGCTCGACCTGGCCCCGAATGGTTCGCTTGTTCTTCGCCGCTACCCGGGCAACCCGGTCCATAAGGTCGAGGTCGACCCGGACCTGAATGCTGTTCGCCGTCTTCCCATAAGAACGCGGTGCAGTCCTCTCAATCGCTCTCTCTGACATGGTGCGCCTCTCAAAGGCGCCGAAACGGTCACAAACGAGGCCACGCTATGCGTGTTATGCTAAATAAGGTTACGCGGACCTCTGGCATTTGTGACGCCTGTTTCATTTCGGCGCAGACCTTATCTTATCGACGAGCGCACGAATTGCCAGTAGTTTTCCCTTATTATCGCTATCTCGTTTTGCGATGGCTATCCGACGTTCTACGTGGTGCTTATTGGCACCGATCTTAACCTTCCAGTCCCAAGGACTTGCGTACGGATCGAGTGTAAACGACCAGACGCCTTTCGGGTCGCCGTCGTTGCGGACCATCCACCACTCCTCTCGGGCGTTCTCTTTCCTGCTCATGGCGCGGCGCGTCCTCGCGTCGATTTCGCGCAAAAGAACAGGCTTCCCCTGGGACTCAATCCGCTGCTTCGTTGGCCTTTTTGCCATCTTGGCCGACCGTAACAGGATCGGCGGAAACCGCATAGGGAAAATCGCCCTTATTTCGCCAGCGTGACCAGTAACGGCGCATGGCGTCCAGCATTCGCCTGATGAAGTTAGGCGTCGCTTGGTTCAGCGCCTGGCGACGCCTCTCGCAACCGCAGCCCTCTTTGGGCTTCACGCCGACGGAGCTAGCCGCAGCTGCAACGAGATCGCCGAGGCCTGGGGCCATGGTCTTCTGACCAGGCTTCGGCATGACTTCCGTTTCGGTGTCGCCAACAATCATCACCACCTTATCGCCGCGCCATTCGTATTTCATCTGACCTCCACTTGGATATTCCAACCGAGTTCGGCCAAGAGTTCCCGCAGCTCCTTACCGGCACAGGACACCGCTTCGGTGTAGGGACACCCTGGCTCCTGTTCTGGGAAACAATTTCCGAGAGTAAGACGGACAAGTTCGTACGCACCTTTTTCCAAATAGCAACGGTTGCTCGCCGACGTTGAACTTCTGCAGCGGCGAAATGTTGCGGCAATACTGTTGGTCGCGAGTGCCCAGAATTCGCCATCTTCGTCCGCCAATCCAGCCTGGCAGAAGTCTTGGTTGTTCGGCAGATAGATTTGTCCAGGCGTCGGCGACGGAGTCGGGAATCCATTTGTCGCATACAACGAGTGGCAGTCTGCTGCGACCGTGGGGATCCATGCGTCAATCACGATCGTGATACGCGAGTATCCGTCGTCTTCAAGCTCGGTGGTGCATCCCTCTCCGCACCACCACTCGCCACCCGCTGGTTCCAAAGAGTGTCCGGTGCATGGAACAACCTGTGCAACCCTTGCGCGGATCACTCCGTCCTTCAAGACTTCCCCGGTCAAGAATTTCCATCCGCTCCGCATACTTTGGCACACATTCAAGCATGACTGGCAGCAGCATGAGCCTCCTGGTAGCTGGCAAAGGCCTTGGCACGCATCGCCGTAAAGACCAGCGGGGTTCGTCAAGAGTGGCGGACCACCGTTGCATCCTTCAAAGGATGCGCGAGTGAAGGAACCACTACCGAAGACAGTTTTGTATGGCAGAAATTCGCATTCTGCAGGGATGAAAGTTGCATTGTCCCAGCATTGAACTTCCGACGAGCCTCCCAAGCAGTATCGCACGTCGTAATGCCAGCCGTCGTTCCACGAAAGAGGATAAGTGCCGCCGATGAAGTCGGTTCGGTAGTTCCTGTAGAAGGTCGAGTATTCGTAGAGACCCGTAAATGCCTCAACCGTCGTCCGACACGGAACGCAGTCCTCATACGGATATGTCGGGTAGCACGGTTGACAACCGTTGAGTCCGACGAACGTACCAAACTCGCCTTCTGTTATTTCGCATACCCACTCGATGCACGTAGTAACCGTTGCCGCGACACTGACGTCGATCGTAAACGGCATTATCCCCTGCGTTGCGCAGTGGTTTTTCGTTACAGCGCACGATTCGTTGCTGCAACTGTTGTAACAGCAGCACCGATTTCGGCTCACGTCTTGGACTTCCTGCAGTAGATGAACCCTGCTACCGCGCCAATGAGGCCGAGCATGACTCCGAACCAGATGGAACCGAGGAGGGATTCAGCGCTTGCGAGCATGGGGTTTGGCTTTCTGCTTACGTGCGAAGGTGAGACCGATGGAACAACCGGAGGCGAAGGTGATGGCCATCAGGCCAACCATCCACAGCGTGTATTGCCAGGGTGCAAGGTTCATACGAGCTTCCAGTTTTTGATTGTGTAGACCAGGGCAACCGCGCCGATCACGACCCCGGCGACGGATACGTACTTCAGCGTGTCATAGATCGGGTTCTCGTCGTCGCTCACGTAGGCAACGTGTGACTGCACCGCCTCGATGGACGCTTGGAGGCCGTCCAGCTCCTCGCGGGCCGCGTCCATGTGGACGATCGCGGCGCCCACCGCCTGGCGGGCGTCGATGGCTGAATGCGCGATAGCCGCCGTATGGTTTGTGCAGCCGGCAAGCGAGATCACGAGGATGGCCGCGGCAAGTTTCATCGGCCTGGCTTTGTCCAGAATGCGGAATCGAGGAGAGCAACCATCTCGGCATGGGTTCGCGGTGCGTCCTTGTCGGTGATTGCGGCAACCGATGACGGCTGGGCGCCCTGGTACTTCACGAATGTCTTGGTTCCGTCGAGGCTCTTCCGCACGGTGTGGGCGGAATCTTCCAGCACTTGAGAGAAGTCGACCAGGTCAAGATCGACGCATGGGAATACGACGTAGGTCATGAGTATGTCCCCGAGATGGCGGTGTAGTTGGTGGCCACTTCCGCGTCCGTAAGGAAACGGTCATACGCAAGAACCACACCAACGCGCATATTCAGATAGGCGAGATTGTTGGTGTCGACGCCGACCATGGTATTGATTCCGCCCGCGCCGAATGTCGCGGAGCTCGCTGCAACGGTCTGCGTGGTCGTTGTCGTGTTTACGGAGACCTTGGCATTCGTCGAATTAACCCGCATGGTCAAGAGCATCCACGTGTTAGCTGCGATATCGAGCGTCGCACCTCCGTCGTAATCCCAGCGGTTGTTGTTCCACGTGTAGCCAAGCCGGTTGCTCGTCGGAGCGACGCTGATTCCATGAGTCGCCCCAGACGTGCCACGGTGGTAGAAGATCCCGCGATACGCGGTCCACGTCGCCAACCGCTGCACGACGATTTGCATGGTCATTGCGGAGTAGGTACCCGAGATTGGGATTTCGATTCGGTCGTTCGTTCCGTCCAGGGTGAAGTACGGGACGGCGCCGCTCGTAAAGGTTGGCCCGTTCACCAAACTTGCATTCCACCCCGAGGAGGATTCGTCGCTCCACGTCGTGCCAGACACATAAGTTGATGCCTGGAGTTGCAGGATCTTCCCTTCGGAGACAAAGGATTGGGCCGATTGAGCCACCATCGCCTTGCGCAGCATGTTCTGGATCACGGGAGCACCTCGTTCGTCGTGCGGAGATCAATCGTCGCGATATGCAGGTTCTCGCTTCCGGTGTTCGGATCCGCGTACAGCACGATCCGTCCCCAGGCGTTGGATGCGAAGGTTGCGGTCTGAACGGCGGTCAGCGAGAAGCCAGCGGTGCCGCCCCCTGCGCTGATCACCGAGCCCGTGAATGTCGTGCTCAACGTGCCGACGTCGACGCGCATCTTGGGCGTGAAGTTCGTCCACGAGAAGTTCTGCCCCGCCCCGTTGTGAACATGGAAGGCGAGTTCGTAGACCTCGCCTGGCACCATCACCTGCGGATCGATGCCGGACGCGAGCTTGAGGTTGTTATCTTCGATTGCCATTAGCCGTTGCACCTAATTGGATTTGCGCGATCAAAGAACGGGACGGCGGTCCCGACAGAGTCATAAACCACCCACACATGAACCCGGGCATTGAGGTTCTGCGTCTTCCACGCCCCACCTACAAATTCAGATCCGACAGGGCCGATCGTGCTGGGCGGCGCCGAAATGTCCATTCCATCGACAACGGTGATCGTATTGAACTCTTCCCTCAGATTCCGTGCGTTGGTGTAGTTGAATCGAGCGTCCGTCGCCACGGTGATACCACCAGTTGCCTGTGGCATCCATATCTCGATGGTGTAGGTCCAACGATTGATGCCGAGGTTTGTCGCAGACTTCACGGAACACAATCCGCTCGCAACGATCGTCGGCCTGACCAGTTGATCCTGTGCCCATGCGATCCCATCACGACGATCGGCGACGTATGTCGATGAGTCGTTCCATCGGTTCGACACAACGCGGTTTGCCGCGCCGATCATTCCGTTCTGGAAATTTGGGCTGTGCCAGGTCATGCGAGTCGAATTGGACCAGCCTTGGTGAACTGGTCCTTGTTCGGCGTTTCAAAGAGGTCGTTCAGATCTGCTTTGTCCGGGTATTGCTGGTACCAGCCAACTTTTGTCGTCTGGTTGATTTGCTGACCAGCAAGGGTCGCCCCTGGCAAAAGCACCGGTTGTCCGGTGAGGTTGACGATCGGAATCTGTTCGAGGTGGTACCAATCATCGAACAGGAACGATGCCTGGATTCGCCACATCTCTGAATCCAACGTAGCGGTGATTCCAGTGCAAAGCACGCTTCCGGTCGTCAGTCCGAGGAATTCAGCACTGTTGCGCTTGTTGATGTAATCGGTCAGCAGCTCCGTCCAATCCGGATCGTCGGCGGCAAGCGAGGTATCCGTCGACGGAGGCGTTCTGTCGCGCAGCAGCTCTACTTGGATCGTCTGCTGCCCGACCAGCGCGGTGCGTGGATTTCCGTTCGTATCTACCTTCACTCCACCAATGTCAACCACGCCTGTTGGCCAAACGAGCGTGCCGGTTGACGGGTACGTTGGAGCTTGCCGATACATCGCAGCACGCCTCGTTCCCACAGTCCGTGTCTGCTTGAGATAGGTACGGCCATACGGATTTGAAAACGGATAGCCATAATTCGTGTAGGTCGCACGAAGCATCCATGTGAAAGGTCGCTCCGTCATCGGCTCCACACTCAACGATCTGCAGATGAAGAACTTGAGCCATTCGTTGTAGATCGAGGTACCTACACCGATGTAGGCAGAGTCCAGACGGCTCTGCGGTCGTGCGTATGTCGGAATGTTTGCGACCATTGCTGCGTCGCCTGGATACTCCTCGCTCGAATCAACTGCGGGGGTCCATCTCAGAATCCATACCCGCTCCAAGACCTGGTCTTGCCAACGGTCTTCAAGCTTGAATTTCCGGCTATCGGGCCGCTCTATGAGATCCCACGTTGCCATTAGTTACCCCTCGTTTGCTTGGCAATTTGCTCGAGCAAGACCGTCTGCTTGTTCAGTTCGTTCGTTTCATACGGCATACCTCTTGCAGATCCAAGTCCTGCACCGAGTTCCGTGCCTGACACCTGACCAGTGAGGTATTCAAACGTCCTTGCATTCTGCAGCATTGCAGAGATCGGTCCCTGCGCCGACGGATCGCCGAGAGAGGTGATGAACGAATCGGAAAATGCCGTTCCGGCGTCAGCAAAGCTCTGTTTCATGCTTTCCCATGCCGCGATTCCACCCGAAAGTGCTCCGGCGTTCGCCTGGACGTTCCTGGCGCGTTCCTGCAGAGCTGCTTGCTCAATTTGCGCACCCTTCGCCGTGCCCGTACCGATTGCCTGCCCGATCGCAACCTCCGATTGAATCTTCGTCGCTTGCAGGTTTGCGTTGGCGATCATTGCCTCTGGCGAATACTTGAGCGCCATTGCATTCATCTGCTGCACGCGCTGGTCGATCATGTTGACGACCTGCATGATCAATCCGTATGCAGCTTGAGCAGCGTCGTATCCAGCCGAAATGCCAGCAGCAAGTGCGCCGCGCTTCGCAGTGCGATTCAGCTTGCTGAGTTCTCGATTCGTGGCGTTCACACCGGAAACGACGCCACGCGGATCAACCTCCGCCAAGATCACCACTTTTTCGGACTTGTCAGCCATTGAGATCGCTCCTCAGCCATGGGAACAGCTGGTGGGGCCGCTTGCCGGATAGTGCGCAAGCGATCACCCCGAGCAGATACTCCTGCCGTTCGGCCGTTGTCATCTCGACGTTGGACAACCCTGCTGGCATAGTCAGCCTTCCGTCGTGGTCGGAGATTCTCCAGAGGCGCCGTTCGGCGCGGGTGTAGGGCGGACGCGATTGATCTCCTCCATCAGCAATCCAGCAAGATCGGATCGGATCTTCGCAGCGTCCTTCGGATCAGCGAGGAATTGAGTGCCGTCGGTGCAGGTGATGCACGACGTCCACCAATACTGATCCACCGATGCCTTCTGAACATCTGCCAGCGTCGGCTCCCTGAACACCAGGGGACCGATGCCGGGGATTTCGACGGTGCGAGATCTTGCGAGAAGCTTTGAAACGTCGATTGGCATCAGGCCACCGGCGCCTGTTCTTCCCAGGAGAGCTCCCACGTACCGATGCCGGTTCCATCATCAGTGAACGAGCAGGAGGTGATCTGGATCGCCATGTTTCCCGTACCGGCTCCGATGGCGTCGTAGGACTTGCCGCCCTGGTCGACGTACTTGAAGCTCAGCGTCGCGTTTACTGCGTTTGCCAGGGACAGCGGCTCGATGTGCGCCCGCAGGTTGTCGTCGACCGACAGGTCCTGCCTGTAGAGCGTCATTGTCCCGAATCGACGGAATCGCCCTGGGGCCTTTCGCTGGTACCAATCCTCGACCCGGGTGACGTCGAGCGATTCGCGCTCCCAGCTGACGGAAACGCTCTTGCAAGCGACCGTCGATTGACCTCCGAACGTAACGAATCCGCCGTAAGTAGTGATGTACGCCATCGTCAGTCCTCCTGGACTAATAGGTTCATGGTGATTGTGCCGACGCGTTCGGCGTCATGCTTTCCATCGTCTGGCATCTCGGTCGTGAATCCGACAGAGAAGCTCGAAACAGAGATGCTCACGGAATTGGTTGCGCTGTCCACTGGTCCGGCGTTGAATTCGGAAAGAACGGCGTCAATCATGTCGCACACGGAATCGACGGAATCGGCCACACAAGCAATCTGCAACCCGATCGTCCAATGATTCAGCGCAGACACTCCACGCATCTGGAGTGCTAGTTCCGCGGAGTTGATCTCATAGACCATGCAAGGAGTGTCAGTCCCGGCAATACGTAGGCCGCTGCATACCGTGTAACCAGTGGCATCCAGGACCGAGAAGATGGCCTTATGTACCTTTGCGACGGACACGGTTCACCCCCTTTCCGGTCATTGCCTTCTTGGCTTGGATGAGCACCTCTGCGCTGATCTCTTTGACGATTTTGCCGATGCTCAGTCTTGCCCAATCGCGCGACACGTGCTTTCCTTCGGTGAACGAACCGCCAGCGACGTTTCGATGGCCGTATTCAAGCAGGTGGTAAACGCGCTGATTCCCGCTGGCAAGCGTTCCGCCCTTCTTCCCATATTTGACGTGCACATTCATCACCATGCGCGCCGTCTCGCCCTGGCCTCTTGGGCGAACACGTGATTTCGTAGCGGCCCAGATTGCTCGACGGTGCTTCTGCTTTCCGCCGTTGCGCTTGTAGCTCGCGGTGAGCCACTCGTTTCCGAGACGACGCGCCCAGCGCGGCATGATCTCGTTTCCTGCGCGGCGCTGGACATTCCGGCGGATGCTTTCGGGCATTGCCGTCAGCAGCCTTCTCACTTCAACATCGTCGACATAGACGCGTGCGGAGTTGTTCATGAAAGAACCTCCGTCGCTTCAATCTCCAAACGTCTTCGGCGCTGGTCTCGGTCCCAGCACGCCCGCACGTTGAACGTGCGCTCCGTGCCGTGGTCGTTCCACAACAACCGGCTACGGGTGTTCACCGACGGATGGAAACTCGCGAGGATGCGCCAATCCGTGCGGATCGCCGGGCCTCGGTCATCCATCGTTTCGTTGGTCGATGCGACCTCGATATGGCAATGCAGCACCGCCACGTTTACCCATGCTTCCGACGCCTGGCCGAACGCGTCGACCGTGCGGACGGGGTTCTGCGCCGTCATGGCGAGGCGCAGCATTCCGGATGGGACGTGCCCAGGCATCAGCCAATGCCCTTCCCCATCATGCCGCAGACACGGTCCCAGTAGTCGCTTGGCAGCGCCACCGTGTCATCTCCGCGGCTTGCGACGTGCTGCGTGACGCGCTGGAGGAGCGCCATTTCGAGCAGCGGGTTGAGCGTGTTCGTGCCGGCTGAAACGGTCAGAATCGCCGGATATTCGGTGCCTTCGGGCATCGTGGCGTACTGAATCCCGTTGATCGTGACCAGCGTAAGAAATAGCACGTCGTCGCCATTGTCATAGGTGACCTGCGTCACCGGCTGCCGCTCCAGGCGGACCAGCAGCTCTTCGTTGTTCGGTTCGGCAGCGACGTACTGCGTGCGCGTGACGGGATCGACGCACCAGCCGGAACGCTCCTCCAGCTCGCGCTTCGCCGCTTCCCACGCAATTTGGATGGCCGGATCGTCCTCGTTCGAGGAGAGCCGGGCCCAGTTGCGGAACTTGGAGATATCAATCGCCACGGACTACCTCGCAGCCAGGTGGCGCCCCCGAAGGAGCGCCACCTGTGCCGATGAGAGGATGAGGATCAGGCGTTGGTGACCTGGAGCTGCACCAGCGACTTGACGCGGGTGAAGTCGCTGTTGGCGAACATCATGCCCTGGAAGATCACGCGGGCCGAGGACATCGCCGTGATCTCGTCGCGGATCATGCCGATGCCGCCCCACTCGCGGATGGCGAAGCCGTCCGAGATGTTGCCGAGCACGGCCAGGCAGTTCTTGCCCGT